CGACAAAAGTCCGTACTAAGAAAGGCGCAAGAGGTATCCCTGGAAACGAGTGGTATCTCATATCAGGGTTCTTGGATAACAAGAGCTACACAGAAATGGCAGAGGAGCTTGGTGTCACTGAGCAAACTGTCAAGACTTTCATCACGAGCTTAGCCAAGACCCTCTTCGCTAGTGTCGAGACCAAGAAACTCATTGAGTCACAAGCTATGGACCTAGCCGGTAGGAAGTACTCATGGGCACCTACGAAAGCCCTGGACTCTCAGGTCAATCGTAAGTTTGTCCAACTCCTATCCGAGGCAGACTCCCCTATCTTAACTGAGGAAGAGCAATCCTTTTGCTACCTCCTGGTGTACGAGGGCAACGCCAAAGAAGCTCTAAAGGATTCAGGTCTTGACATAGGCCTATCTAAGAGCATGGGTGTAGCTGAGTACAATCGCCTCCTCGAGCTTAGGGTAACGTATCTCAAGACCAAGCCAAACCTTAGAGACTACATGAGAGAACTCCAGGTCAAGTACGTGGACGATCTCAAAGTGTCTAAGGTAACTATCCAGGCAGAACTCATGAGGACCATCACCCATCTCAGGAACCAGGATGATCCTAAGAACGCACCTACTATAGCTAAGCTCCTGACTGACTTAGGTCGTACAGAGGGAGTGTTCATTGACAAGTCCGAGGTCGACACAAGGTTCTCCTTGGATGACTCCTTCGAGATCATGCTTCAGAGACAGCAAGCTTTAGCTGTACCTGAGGAACCAGTAGTCCAGCTTGAACTTACCAAGAGTGGCACATACGTAGACCCTAGTATTATGGAGGAAACTTATGACAGCATCGAAGAGTGAGACCTTAGCCGACTTCCTCTTTAGGTGGTCTCAGGACCCTATCACAGGTGTACGTGAGCTATTCGGTGTAGAGCCCACGAACCAACAGAAGGGTTTGATCATGGAGGTATGGAAGCCTTATTGTCGTGTGGCTGTCTCGAGTTGTACAGGAGCAGGCAAGTTCCTATGCAACTACGAGAAAATCCATACCCCTGAGGGACTAAAGAAAATAGGTGATTTTAAGATAGGAGACTCTATTTGCAACACGTACTCAGGAGAGTCTAAGGTAACAGGTGTGTATCCGCAAGGAAAGCAGCATATCTACCGTGTTTACTTCAATAACGGTACTCATGTGGACTCAGGATTAGAGCATCTCTGGACAGTATCAAGTTATCACTCTCACACAGGGTTCACAACTTTATCTTTAGAGGAGATTTTGGATAGAGGAATCTATGTAGAAACGGAAGCCACAGAGAGAAACCCAAAAGGAAGACGACTGAAATACTATTTGCCTAACATAGGCCCTGTACACAAGGCAGAAAAGTTTGTTCCTGTGGCCCCCTACGCGATGGGGGTGTGGCTTGGTGACGGAACGAGGAACTTTGGTTCTGTAACTAATGTAGATCAGGAAGTATGGGATAACCTAGGCTACACGTACACTATTACAAACAGTCAAACAAAGACAGCGTATGGATTAGTAACTGACCTGAAGAAGATAGATGGGATAGCACACTCTTGTGGCTCTCATGATAAGTACATCCCTAGTATTTACTTGGAGAACTCTATTGAAGTTCGTATGGAGCTTCTCAGAGGTCTTATGGATACAGACGGAACTATAGACGCAAAAGGGCGCTTGACATATTATACAGTTTCTAGCAGACTAAGAGACGATTTTATCTACCTAATTCGTTCGTTAGGAGGAACAACTAAGGGTTGGTCTCTTAAGAAGACTACTCACTCTGATTGTTACTGCATTCAGTTTCAGTTTAATAGTAAAGAGCCTTTGTTCAAGATCAAAAGAAAAGAACAGCGTAGGTGCGTCAAAGTGCACAGCTCGAGAGTGTACATTGAGTCAGTGGAATATATAGGAGAACATGAGGCAACTTGTATTGAGGTAGATAGTAAAGATCGTCTGTATATTTGTGAGAACTTTATTCCCACTCATAATACCACTACCTTAGCATGGCTCACGTTCCTTCTCCTGCTTACTCAAGATGACTGTCGTGTACTCGTGACAAGTCCTAGTGCTCAACAACTCCAGCGTGTTTACTATGCTGAGCTTATGAAGTGGAAAGGTAAGATGCCTAGGACCATAGCGGATATGTTTGATGTGACTCGAGAAAGAGTCCAGCTAACGATGAACACTAGAGTCCAGATGGCTAACCTTGTTACTGCCTCAGCCGATAACAAAGAGTCACTCCAAGGTGGTCACTCAACTAACTACATTATCCTTGCTGATGAAGCTTCTGGTATTGATGACTCTACCTTCGACGTTCTCCAGCGTACCTTGAGTACTGGTAACGGTGGACGCTTCGTACTCACTAGCAACCCCACACGAAGCTCAGGTCGCTTCTATGAAATCTTCCATAGGGACGACAACACGGTATGGTCCACGATCTACTTTAGTGCTTTCGATTGTCCCCACATTAGCGAGAAGTGGATTCAAGAGGTTATCGAGCAGTACGGTGAGGACTCTGATCAGTATCGCATAGGTGTGCTTGGGCAGTTCCCAAGAGCTACCGACACGCAGTTCATCTCTGCCTTGATCGTTGATAACGCTATGGCTAACCAGCTTGAGCCAGGGTATTACCAAGACTACCCTGTGAAGATCGGAGCGGACATCGCAAGGTTTGGTGATGACGAGACCGTGTTCGTTGCTAGGCAAGGCCCACGTATCCTGAACATCACACGTATCAAGAACCAGGATACCCAAGAGGTAGCTGGTGCTTTACTTGAGTACCAGAACAAGTGGAGGGGGCTCATGGTTTACATAGACGCCATTGGTATTGGTGCCGGTGTATATGATAGATGTAAGGTCTTAGGTATGCCAGTGAAGGCTATTGTCTCCAGTAACAAGTCAGCGAAACCATTAGAGTATTACAACGTGAGAAGTCAGCTATGGGGCGAGATGAAGAACTGGCTCATGACCGGAGCATCTATCCCGTACATGCCTGAGCTTCGTGACCAACTCGTAGGTATGACCTATGGCTATAACCAAAGGATGCAACTCATGCTCACCTCGAAGAAGGACCTGAAGAGACAAGGGCAGAAGTCTCCAGACATTCCTGATGCTATTGCTTTGACGTTTGGTGATGAGGCCTATGCTCATATCAGTGGTGGCAACATGAAGGCTAGAGCTAGACAAGTGGTTAAGACCTCTGGCTTTTACATATAGATATAAGACAGTAGGTAGTGTGACCCTGTAATCGAGTGGTCTCAGATACGTGGCTTTCTCCCACGGTACGCAGGTTCAAATCCTGTCGGGGTTACCATCTTTATTGCCCGGTTCGTTCAGTGGTAGGACACTGGTTTTGTAATCCAGGTACGGGGGTTCAAGTCCTCCACCGGGCTCCACTTATAACTCAAATTTGTCGAAGGTTCGACATTCCTGTGTGAGGTGCTGATGTGAAAGAAACTGAGGATAAGACTGAAGGAAGGCTAGGGGTTCCTGGCATTCAAGTGAAGGGTATCTCAGAAATTGTAGAGGAACAACTCGAGAGTATGGACCTCGAACTCCTCAAGGAAGAGGCAGAGCAAGAGCGACTGTACTCAAGCCTGGAGGGTCACATCATTCGTGCCTTCGAGGAGAACAAGAACGCAAGAGACCAAGCTGGAATTGATCGTGAGATGATCCACTCGGTGTTCCAGGCTAACGGGGAGTACCTACCAGAAGAGTTAGCTCAGATGACTAACCGTTCGCAAATCTTCATGAACCTCACGGCTACTAAAGCAAGAGCAGGTGTATCGTGGATCAAGGACATCCTCATGCCTGCCAACGCTTTCCCAATGGAGTTCCGACCATCTCCTGTTGAGCATCTTCCTGAGGAGCTTGCTAGCACTATTCGTGAGTCCTTCGAGAAGGATCAAGAGCAGGTAGTCCAGTCAATTCGAGAGAGGTTTGCACAGGCTACTCAGAAGCAAGAGCCTCAGGTAGGGCCAGATGGTCAACCTGTTCAAGCTCCACCGCAAAAGCCTAGTGCATTAAGTGCTTCCACTGAGCTACGTGAGGTTAATGAACTGAAGCGTGACATTGAGGAAGCCATTACTGCTGAGATCAATAAGGTAGCACGACAGCAGTGTTCTGTTATCCAGAGTAAAGTCCTTGACGACCTGAAGCAGGGCGGTTGGGACTTGGCCTTTAGCGAGTTCATTAACGACTTCCTTGTATTCCCTACGGCTTTCATGAAGGGTCCGATTGTCACTACAAAGAAGCGACTCACGTATGAAGGTGGTAAGCCAAAGGAAGTACGAGAGACAGTGTTCCTGAACAAGCGTGTTAGTCCTTTCGATGTATACCCAAGCCCTAGTGCTGAGTCTGTGTACGATGGTAACTTCATTGAGCACATCCGCCTCACACGTAAGGACCTGAGTGACCTTGCCCATTTGGATAACGATTGTTACAAGAAAGAGAATATCATTAAGGTACTCGAGAGCACGCCAAAGGACTCCTTTGGTTTCGGTAGCAACATCGAAGAGCTTAAGGCGAAAGCTGAGAAGCGCGGAAGTCAGACCTATGCTAACGCTGGCATCTACCACGGTCTCCACTTCTGGGGAACCGCGAGTGTGAAGATGCTACATGATTGGGGTGCTAACCCTATGGACCTTGTTGATCTTGAGGATTGGGACGAGGTAGAGATCGAGGTGATCATGGTAGATCACACGATTATCAAGTGCTCTGTCAACAAAGACCCCTTAGGTCGACGCCCTTATTATTGTGCCTCATACAACAAACGTACCGGCTCTATCTGGGGCAAGAGTATGCCTATGAGTATGCGTGACATCCAACGTATGTGTAATGGCGCTGCCCGTGCCTTAGCCGACAACATGGGTCTTTCCGCTGGTCCTCAGTGTGCTGTGCTTGTGGATAGGCTTGCAGATGACGGGCCTATCGAAGAGCAAAGGCCGCTTCGCATTTGGCAGTTCAATAGCGATCCGCAAGGTAATGGCGGAAGGCCTATCGAGTGGTTCTCCATCCCGAGCAATGCTCAAGAACTCTTGGGCGTCTATGACAAGTTCGAGATGAAGGCAGATGATGTCACAGGTATTCCGAGGTATTCGTATGGCAACGAGCAAGTGGGTGGCGCGGGTCAAACTATGGGTGGCCTCAGCATTCTTATGGAGTCTGCTTCTAAGGGGATCAAGAGTGCTATCAAGAACATCAGCGAGGGTGTGATCACTCCCCGTGCTGAGTATCAGTTTTACCTGAGACTGCTCAAGGCTGAGGAAGATGGTGAACTGATGAACTATCACGGAGATATAAACGTGGTCGTGTACGCAGCAGAAGCTATCACATTGAAAGCTGCTGAGCAAGAGGTACAGCGTGAGTTACTGAAGGCTACCATGAATCAGGTAGACATGGCAATCATAGGTCGCGTTGGCAGAGCGGATATGCTTCGTAAGGTATTCAAGACTGCAAACTTTCCTGAGGATATTGTCCCGAGTCGACTTATGGTCAAGATCAAAGAGCAGGAAGATCAGGTTGCACAAGAGCAAGCTCAGCAACAGCAGATACAACTCGAAGAGCAGAAGCAACAGAGGTCTCTCCAAGCAACCTCTATCCAGATCGAAGGTCAGAAGCAAATGCACTCCGAGACTCTGGCATTGAAGGACAAAGAGTTACAAGTGAAGGGTGGCCTTGCTCAGCAAACGAATCAACTTAAGGCAGTGCAGATTGACCAGACCGAGCGTCTTGCCATGAACAAACTCCTTAAGGA